TATAAATACATGTGTTGGTCCGCCAACATATATTTCGCAATACAAACAAACGCTATACAAAGCAAAATTAGGAGATACTATATGACCATGTCATTTGATGCACTTAAAAAGAATCGTTCAGCTTCACTTAATAAACTGAACTCACAGCTTGAAAAAATTTCTAAGCCAAGCTACTCAGATCCCAACGAAGGTAAATTTTGGAAACCAACTCGTGACAAAGCCGGCAATGGTTTTGCTATTATCCGTTTCTTGCCTGCACCATCAGGTGAGGAAATGCCATTCGTACGTATCTGGGATCACGGTTTCCAAGGCCCAACAGGTCTATGGTACATTGAAAACTCACTTACAACACTAAACCAAGACGATCCTGTTTCTGAGTTTAACTCAAAACTTTGGAATTCAGGCATTGACTCCGACAAGGATCAAGCACGTAAACAAAAACGTCGTCTAAAATATGTCGCTAATATTCAGGTTATTAAGGATAGTTCAAATCCTGATAACGATGGAAAAGTATTCTTGTATTCGTTTGGTAAAAAGATCTTTGATAAATTGAATGATCTAATGAACCCAACGTTTGAGGATGAAACACCAGTAAACCCATTTGATTTTTGGGAAGGTGCTAATTTCCGGTTGAAAATTCGACAGTTTGAGGGTTACCCAAATTATGACAAGTCTGAGTTTGATACTCCATCTCCATTGTCTCAAGAAGACTCACAATTGGAAGCAATTTGGAACCAACAGCATTCGTTGCAAGAAGTTGTTGATCCAAAAAACTTCAAGTCATATTCTGATTTGAAAACAAAACTGTATCGTGTTTTAGCTCTCGATGCAGAACCATCCACACCAACCATGGCAACTGACGACTCTGACGATTTGGATCTCAGCAACATGGGCAATACGCAATCAGCTGCACCTCAAGTAACACTACCTGAAGCAGCACCTGCAGCATCATCTACTTTGTCAATGGATGACGATGACGATGATTTGTCAATCTTTAAGGAACTAGCGAATGGCTAATAAAGTCTACGAAGAGGTTCTAGACTTTGACTTTGGCTTCAGCTTTATTGATGAAGAGCTTCAAGAGAAAGAAGCTGAAGCCGAACAAAAAATTCAAGAAGTCAGTAGTGAAAAGCAATCACTTGAGGATCGACTCAACGATGCTAAAGTAACTGCTGACGACTTGCAATATCGTCTAGAACTATTATACAAATCTGTTACACCTTTTCTAGATAACTTGTGTAAGAACGCAGAAAAATCAACAATTTATTGGCCTGATCGAGTAAGTAAGATCGAGGCCTATAAGAATAAATTATCGTCAATTGTGGAGGGAAAATGAGCTTACTTGATAAACTAGTAAAGAATAGCACTATTAAAATGACTGCACCTATTACGCAGTCAAAGGTATATAGTAAAAAAGAAATGGCACCAACGCCGGTTCCAATGGTAAATGTTGCTTTATCAGGTCGAATTGATGGTGGGCTAACGCCAGGACTTCTTGTTCTTGCCGGCCCATCAAAACATTTTAAATCAGCATTTGCCTTATTGATGGCAGCTGCTTATATGAAATCAAACCCTGATGCTGTATTACTGTTTTACGACTCAGAATTTGGTACACCACAGGCTTACTTTGAATCGTTTGGCATTGATATGGAAAGAACAGTTCATACACCAATTACTAACGTTGAAGAATTAAAGTTTGATATTGTACAGCAATTTAATCAAATTGAAAAGAATGAAAAAGTTGTAGTGATTATTGACTCAGTCGGTAACCTTGCTTCAAAGAAAGAAGTAGAAGACGCATTGGATGGTAAGTCAGTTGCTGATATGTCTCGTGCTAAAGCTCTTAAATCTTTGTTCCGTATTGTTACACCTCATCTTAACCTAAAAGATATTCCTCTTATTGCTGTTAATCATACCTATAAAGAAATTGGTTTGTTTCCCAAGGATGTTGTATCTGGTGGTACGGGTATCTATTATTCTGCTGACACGATTTGGATTATTGGTCGTCAACAAGACAAGGTTGGTACAGAAATCAAAGGTTATCACTTTGTAATTAACGTTGAAAAATCACGCCACGTTAAAGAAAAATCTAAAATTCCAATTAGTGTAAGTTGGGATGGTGGGATCGTTAAATGGTCTGGTTTGATGGATGTAGCTGAAAAGGGTGGATACCTTAATAAGCCAAAAGTTGGCTGGTATGAAGCAGTCAATCCAGAAACAGGTGAAGTTATTTCAGAAAAACTACTTCGTGCAAAAGAAATTGTTGACAATTCTCAATTTTGGTTTAATATGTTTGAGAACACTAATTTTACTACGTACATTAAAAATACGTATACGATTGGTGCCTCGGGTAGTATTATGCGAGAAGACGACGACAACGAAATTGTAGAAGAAGTGGTGGAAAATGATTGAGAAAACAGTATTAACAAACCTTATATTTAATGAAGACTATTATCGTCGAGTATATCCGTATATTAAAGCGGAATACTTTGAGGATAATAGTATCAAAAAAATATTCGATACGTACTCAAATTATGTAGAAGAATTCAAGGAGCCTCCCAGTGTGGAGGCTCTTAAAATATCTTTGGATAAGCGCAAAGATTTAAACGAAGACTCATATAAAAATGTTATGGCTTCAGTTGATAACTTTCAACGAGATACTGATACTAATATTGATTGGCTCGTTAAAGAAACAGAAAAGTTTTGCCAAGATAAAGACCTATTTAACGCAATCCGTAAAGCCATTTTAGTTATTGATGGTGAAGATAAAGAAATGGATAAAGGTTCATTACCTGAATTATTATCTAACTCTTTGTCTATTAGTTTTGACACTAGTATTGGCCACGATTATATTGAAGACTATGAAGGTCGCTATGAGTTTTATCATAAGAAAGAAGAACGTATTCCTTTTGATATTGAACTGCTCAATAAAATTACCAAAGGTGGTTTACCTCGTAAATCTATGACAGTCCTATTGGCTACAACTGGCGGTGGTAAGTCATTGGTCAAATGTCATGCTGCGGCTGGTGCATTGATGATGGGCAAGAATGTTCTCTATATTACTATGGAAATGGCTGAGGAACGTATCTCTGAACGTATTGATGCTAACCTTATGGACTGTACACTTGACGAAGTTACTGAAATGCCACGTGATGTTTTTGAAAAACGTATTAATAGAATTAAATCAAAAGCAACAGGTAAACTAATCGTTAAGGAATATCCAACTGGCTCAGCGCACGTCGGTCACTTTAGACACTTGCTTAATGAGCTAAGAATGAAACGCGGTTTTACACCTGATATTATTATGATTGATTACTTAAATATTTGTGCATCTTCTCGTGTTAAAGGTGCTGCCGCTGCAAATAGTTACACATTAGTAAAATCAATTGCAGAGGAGGTACGTGGTCTTGCGATGGAATATAATTGTGCTGTGGTTACTAGTTCTCAGTTTAACCGTGATGGTTATGGCAACTCTGACGTGGATCTTACTAATACTTCTGAGAGTATGGGAATTACCCATACTGCTGACTGTATTTTGGGCTTAATCACATCTGAGGAACTTGATAATCTTGGTCAACTTATGATTAAGCAACTTAAAAATCGTTGGGGTGACTTAAGTTATTATCGCCGGTTTGTAGTTGGTATTGACCGAGCTAAAATGAAACTCTACGAACTAGAAGATGGAGCCCAGCGTGGTGTTTCTCAAGATGGGCCCCAGTCTGTTACTCCACCATCTGGAGACGATGCACCTATATTTGATAAATCGTCTTTTGGAAAATCTAAAAAGTCTTTATTTACTGCAGGAGGATTGCAATGAGCTATGTAGTTCAAAAAGTTGAAGATCAAAAGAATTGTTTTGTGATTAATGAAACAGACACAGGTACTCAAATTAAACTTAAGCATCCTGAAAAAAATGTTAATATTATTGCGCGTAAACTTAATTTGGGTTCTGGTTTTGAAGGTTGGACCCCTAGTTTCTTTGCAGAACTTTTATAAATAGAAAAAACACTATTTAAGAGGTTAGTTATGCGCGGATTTAAGCAGCATTTGACAGAGGCAATCAAAGCAGAAGATTTTGAAGCAGCAATTGTAATAGGTTGGCATGAAATTACTGGCCAAACTATAAACCCAGAAGCTGCCGGTATTTCATCAAAAGTATATGATAGTATTATGGCTCAGCCTGAATACGTTGAAGCTGGTAAAAAGATTGCTCAATCTATTAAAGATCATTTTTCTCTTGGAAACAATGTAAAAGCAGAACAATATGGTCGAGCTAAATCAAAGCTTACTGGTTTTTGGAAAGGTTATGGCGCAACTGACACTACTCCAAAGACTGACATTTTAATTGGTGATAAAAGACTATCACTTAAAATTGGAATGGCACAGCTCATGTCTGGTGGTAAAGCCGAATCAACAGCAACATTTTATGCTGCTATGGATAAAGTAAAAATACAAAACTCACCTCAGCTTAAAAAAGTATTAACAATTTTTGATGATTTTGTAACTGCCTCAGTTGCACCATCACAGCTAAGACCTCTTATTAAGTCAAAATCAAATGACTTGGTAAATCGCGGTGAAGCTGCTCATAAACAAATCATGGGCGAGCTTGGAACTTTATTTGAGCAAAACGACCAATTTAAAATTGAATTTGCTCGTGAAGCCATGTCTGGATTTGCAAAATATGGCGAAAGCAGTAATTCTGCTGCTGAATTTATGGTGGTGTCAGACCACGCTGGATCGAGTACTAAAATCACTTCAGTATATGATGATGCTTATTGTAAGAAGATTGCAGATGCAATGAAATTACAAGCTCGGTTTAAAACGTCTTCTCGTAAACTTAAAGGCGTAAAGACCGGAGAGTATAACTTTTGGTCTGTTATATCACTTATCGTAGATGCTAAACTCAAAGAGTCTTATGAGCTTGATGAAGGTATATTTAGTAATATGCTTTCAAGGATTAAGGGTAACTTAGGTAAAGCTCTTAAATCTGTAAAAGCTAAGATGAGTGGAAAAGCTTCAAATATTGTAAAGTTTTTCGCACAAGACCCTTCAATAAAAATAAACAGCAATATAAAATTCTAGGAGTTACGTTTGTTAGACGTACAGCCTAAAAAAAGAGATGTTTTACAAGCAGAAAACGATGCCACGAAGCTTTTAAAAAAGCTCGTTACTGAAGCTGTTATCAAAGAACAAAAACCTATTACTGTGTATATTGGTAATAGAATAATAACTGACGTAGTAGACGCAGATAATAAACATATCCGTGGAGATCCAAAAGCAGACATTGCTTTGATAAGTGACAAAGGAATTAACGTCGGTTTCATTTCCCATAAAAAAGAAGGTGGCGCCAAAGCATTTCAGCAATACGGTGGAATGTCAGCTAAATCTGGATTTAAAATATATAATAGTCCAATAGTATCAGCATTTGTTCGTGACTTAGAGTCTCATGTTCAAGAAAAGTTTGGTAATAACACCCTTCAATCAGGAAATGCAATTTATAGATTAATACCCAATGACGTTGAAGGGCAGCAATTACTTTCGTTATCTATATATGGACCAGAATGGAGCAAAGGCTCAAGATACTCTTTGGAAAGTGTTCACTGCATAGGACAAGGGAGTCCTATTCTTAATCGTAATATTAATGATGGATCATATGTTTTAAAGTTTTCAGACAATATGCATATTGCTACAGATTTAAGATGGGCGTTTACTGGTGATTTTGCTGGTGTGTTAGGTGTTACATATCGTGGAGGAAGACGGGTAGAAAATTCAGGTTATGTTGTAAGAAGCGCAAGAGCAGGAATATATCCTCTTCAATTTATGAAAAACCGCAATTCTATACAAATATAGGTTGACATTCTAAATAAAATTGTATATAAATATTGTATAACTAATGAGAATAGAATCAGATGAAAAGTTTTAAGAAGTTCATTGCCGAAGAAAAAAACGTGCACATGACACACGCAGAAGACGCTATTATTGATGGTGGCGTTAAAGGAACGCGTGTAGTTATAAATCATCTTAGAGATCTCAGAGATATGTTGGCCGGTAACGCAAAGTCTGCAGTTAATATTAGCGTTAAGTGGGATGGAGCACCAGCAGTCTTTGCTGGCACTGATCCAACCGATGGAAAGTTTTTTGTAGCTAAAAAGGGTATCTTTAACAAAAATCCTAAAGTTTATAAGACACCTGCTGATATTGATGCAGATACTAAAGGTGATTTAAATGCGAAACTAAAAATAGCTTTATCTGAGTTTTCTAAACTCGGCATTAAAGGCGTAGTTCAAGGTGATTTTTTATATGAAAGAAGTGATATTAAAGAAGATACGATTGATGGAGAACCGCATATTACTTTCCATCCTAACGCGATTGTTTATGCGGTACCTAAATCGTCTGCCCTCGCTAAGGAAATACTCGGATCCAAGGTCGGAGTGGTCTGGCATACAGTATACAGAGGATCAAGCTTTGAACAGATGTCTGCAAGCTTTGGTGAGGAGATTGCATCTAGCCTCAAAAAAGTAAAATCAGTATGGTCAGTTGACGCGGTGTTTAGAGATCAATCAGGATCTGCTACGTTTACTGCAAAGGATACTAAACAAATAACAAAACTACTATCGCAAGCAGGTAAGATGTTTAAATCTATTCCAGCTAAAACCCTAAACGAAATTGGTGATGGTGAAGTAAATGCTCGATTAAATGTCTTTATAAACTCAAAAGTGAGAGAAGGACAACGAGTTGGCAATCCTAAAAAATTCGTTGCAGATTTTGAAAATAGTGTAAGTAATTATTTCGACAAAGAAATAGAAAGCAAAAAATCTGAAAAAGGTAAAGCTAATTGGAAAGCTAAAAAGAATAATTCAATGATGTTTTTTAAAAGAAACAAAAAATCAGACATCGAAAAAATCTTTACTATGTACAACCTTATTGTAGACGCAAAGCACATGGTTATTTCTAAATTAAATAAAGTAGAAGGACTTAAAACTTTGCTTAAAACGAGTAATGGTTATCAGGTGACAGGACAAGAAGGATTTGTCGCTATTGACCGTTATGGTAAAAACGCGCTTAAACTTGTAGATAGATTAGAATTTAGTAGGGCTAACTTTTCGCCTGAATTTATTAAAGGGTGGGAAAAATAATGGCATGGGTTGACGTACCAGGATCAAACGCTATTTGGCAATATGATAATGCAGCCACAGCAGCAGATACATATGTTGATGCAAACGGAACAACAGCCGCAGGCGTTAGAACATTTACACCTACCGGCGGCAATGCTCAGCTAACTTATGTTAAAGTACGTAAGAAAGGCGAAACAATTGAGCGTGGCGAGCTATCTAAAACTTATTACGACGGGAAAATTTAGAGGTAGGCAAGAGCAATGGCTATTTGGAACAAACTAACACAAGCATATTTAACTGGTAACAAAACTCTGTTTGAAGCATTTATGCTCGCAGACAAAGATGGCAATATCATCAATACATTTGGATCGGCTTCAAACATTCCTATC